GGCCGACGAACTGACCAGCCGCAGGTTCGCCGCCAGAATCTCCACGGTCACCCCGTCGGCAATCTGTCCGCCTCCGCCGATCTGCGAGAACGGAACCTCGTCGATATCGAGCAGCGCACAGGGCCATTTGACCGGAGGCGCCTCGTAGTCGAGCTGTCCCCAGTTCTTGTCGATATAGGCCAGCTCGGGGACCCGCTCGGCCAGCCGTTGCTGGACGGCCAGCAGAATCGTTTTGATGTTCGCTTCCATTTTGTCACTTAAAAGAGTTTCAGTTGCCGTTTGTCATCGGTTGGCTCCAGTCCTTTCAATTCGTTCGCGGGAGTCTTCAGATAGCTGAGCATCGTCCGGTAACAGCACGGGTAAACGGGATTCACGTACCGCTCCCAGACTTTGTAGTAGTTCTTCGCATTGTTCCCCGGCTCGTAGTGCTTTTCCACGATGTCGAGGACCAAACGGATGCGCCGGAGTGTATTTATGTGGTGCTTACCCATTGCTTTGGCAGGTTTTGTGATTATTTTTGTAGTGGCTTTCTTTAATCACTCGACCCGCTTTGTCGCACTCCGGCAGGCGGGTTGTTTACATTACCCCCCCCCGCGCGACCGGGGCTGTTATGCCTCGGTCATGCCCAGCGGGACGTACCGCCAGACGCCGTTGTCGTCTTTCCATTCCGCGCGGATATAGGTTTTCGACAGGTTCGGAATATAGGATTCCTTGATGATGGCGATACCCTCGTTGAGCCGTTCGTTGTGCAGCTCCTCGGCCAGCGTGTCGAGCTGAAGCACCTTGCTCGCCTTGAGGTTCCCGTTCTGATCGCGGGCAATAAGCCGCATGATCTGGTTGATCATCGCCTTCGTCTCGTCGTCCTTGATAAGACCCATGACGGCCTCCTTCACGATGGCGATGCCGTCCTCGACTGTATCGCGCCAGCCGTCCACGACGCACCGTCCGATGGTGATGCGCTTGTCGCCCGTCGAATTGGTGAACGTGTGGCTTTTCTGCCCGTCCTTCGTCCGTTTCAGCACGTCGGCCTTCATGTCGAGGATCTGCCGGAAATTGTCAAGCACCTGCTCCTTGACCGTGCGGATGTCGCCGCTCAGCTCCCGGAGCATCGGGAGGGCCTGTTCGATCTCCTCGTCCACCATCTGACCGTAAACCTTGCGGTCCTTCCGGGCCTTGTCGGCTGCCGCCTTCCGTTCCTGCTCGGCTTTGAATGCCGCGTACTGCGCCGCTTCCTCGGCGGTCATCTGTACTGTTTTCACTTCGTTGTCGTTCATTGCTGTAATGTTTAAGAATTGATTTGGTTTCGGAAATTTCGGGCAAGTTCATCGCCCAGGTAGTTGAAAATAGCTCGTAATATCATCGGAATGATTATATCCGCTTTCGGCGGATAACGCATCAAATGCCGATAAGGAAAGCCTTTCATAAAAGAGAGCGAATGAAGAGTGACGGTAAATCGAATGCCGTCCAAACATAGTTCGAACCCTATTTGAACAGAGAATGCGGAGTGAAGCGTGGCGAAATACGCAATGCCCCGCGCCATTTTTAGTTGTCGGTCTATGGTGAACCCGAATCGTTCCAGCGAGGCCAACAGACACTGCTCGAAATATAATTGATCGTCCATCGTTAAAACAGTTTGTATTGTCTGATCTCGAAAATGCGTGCTTTTACGGTCTTGATCGCGGCCGGAGGCAGCACGCCCTCTTCGGCCAGCAATTCGCCGAACGCCCACAGCAGAGCGTTCTGTTCCGAGGCGAACTCGCCCCATTTCCGGCCGGGATGGCATCCGCGGCTCGATCCGCCGATCATCCAGGTCGTAGCGGCCACCCAGACGCCGTCCTGTTGCCCGATATGGACTTTTACATAATCGCGGCCGTTGGTGTAGAGAATTTCGGTTCTGTATTCGCCCGACTGTAATACGGGGTAATCGTACCACGGGGCCGGGAGGTCGGCCCGATTGTCGATTCGCAGGTCTGCGTAAGGATTCGATTTCATAATGCGTTGTCAATTAGGAAGTCCGCCGAGCGGCATGTAGATTATCTGCGGCCGGGGCTGCTCGGCCTGTCCGGTCGGCCGTTCCGGCCGGGGATTCAGCCCGCCGCTGCGTTGGATCGCGCGGAGTTTCAAGGCCAGCACGTCCAGCTCCGGCAGGGTCAGCGCACCGAACTCCTTTCCGGCGATCCGGCGGTCCCGGCAAAAGGCATTGATCCGCGGCCAGTCCGTCGTGTCGATGCCGAGCTGCTGCATCAAGCGGAGCGCCGCCGACCGTTTCTTTTTCCGGAGTTCGTGCTGCGGGTCGGCCGTCGAACGTTCCAGCGCGTCGCACAGGGCGTCGTACTCGGCGGTGGACATGGCCCGCAGACTCGACGTCCGGCCGTTGGTGTACTGCTGCACCAGGCGCTCCTTCATTTCGTCGTCGTGGAGCGGCAGACGGTTGAATAGCTTGTAGAATCGTTTGTAGGTCATGGCGGATATGGTTGTTTATTCGGTCAGATAATATTTCGCGGCGCCCTCCTCCCAAATGGTGAAGTACGCCTCCGCGTCGTCGGTATAGCGCCCCTGACAATATGCCCGGTAGCCTTTGGTGTGGATTTTCACGCCGCAGTCGAAGCGGATGTCGTCGGCCATCTTGCCCTTCGGCCGCCCCTTGTAAACCTGCGACACGAGGATGAACGACTTGCGCGGAAAACGGTCGAACAGCTCCTTTTTCAATCGGTCGAAACTCCGCACGTCGAGGTACTGCACCGAGTCGATGATAACGAAATTCGCACTCTTGGGCCGCTCCAACCGTGCGACGAGATCGGCCACCGTCAGCCCCGTCACGACCTTGAATTTCCCTGCGACATCCTTCATCCCGAGCCGCTTGATCCGTTTCTTGAACGAGAGGTTTGCACCCTCCTCCAGACTCACGTAATCGACACGCCCATAGTCACAGAGTTTCTTGCCTAACAACATGACGAACGTACTCTTACCGCTGGCCGACTCTCCGTCGATGAACCAGCGCTCGAAGCGGGAGGGGCGGCCGAAGGCGGCCTCCCACTCCCCGTCCAGCGGAAGTTCCGGGATATTCAGATTCTCGATCTCCGAGGGTGAATAGGCCCGCATGACTATACCTCCTCTCCTTTGGTGATCAGCGAATGGACCCGACGCAGGCTGCCGTTGCTCCGACGGGCGATCTGCCGGAAATCCGTGCCCTCCGGAGTGTTCGCCTGGGCGATCATCATGGCCTGGCCGAGCAGGAACTTCCGGCGCTCGTCGCCCTCGGGCGGCGTGATGCTGTTGTACTTGTCGCCGCAGCGGCTCCGGATCTCGGCAAACCCTACCGTCTTGAACTCGATGCCGCGCTCCAGCTTGGCCTTGAAGCCGTCGGCCCCCATCAGATACCACGAGCAGCAACCCTCCGTGCCGTTCCATGCGGCCTTGATCTCCAGGAACGCTTCATACACCAGGTCGCCCGCCTCGTCGAGGATGATCTGCGGATGGTCAAGCGTCCGCAGGTAAAACACAAGGTCGTCGTAGACGTCCGCATAACGGCTGACGGAGTTCAGACCGAACTCGCGGGCGATGAAGCGCACCAGCCGCTGCTTGGTCTTCACCTGCGAGCAGTCCACGTAGACGACGTTCTTGTGCGTTTTGGCGTGGTATTGTGCGGCGACCGTCTTGCCGATGTTCGGAATATCGCAGAACATGCCCGAAAGGCTCTTTGCGCGGCACAGTTCCAGTTGCGAAGTGAGGTATTCGAAAGTCGGCGTCTTGACGATCTTCCACTCCGCGCCGTCGTCGAGGCTCACGCCCAGCCGCCGGGCGATGGACATCCATTTCGCGTCGCTCAGCTTCTGTTCGGTGTTGCCTTTCTTGATCTCGCTGTAAACTGAGGTCGAAATGCCCAGGGCGACGGCGTGTTTGGCGTCCGTGGCGTAATTCTGCCTGTTGCCGGATATGGCCAGCACGATGCGGGTTTTAATGTCGTTCGAAATCATATCTCAACGTGTTTTATTATCGTTCTAAAGCTCATGTTTTGCCAGCGCCGCGTAGTCGATGCCGAAATCGAATCCCTCCGCCTCCTCCGGCGGTGCGGCAGGGGCCGCTTCGACGATCTCCGGCTCCTCATGGGTCGGAACATCACCGGGCAGGAGCCGCACCTTGCAGATCTTCTCCCGAGCCATCATGGCGTCGAACTGCGCGTTGTATTTCGCCTGCTCGGCGTAGGCTTCACGGTCCCGCTCCGTCTGCTCGGCCGTGGCCTCGTTATAGGCTTCGATACGGCGGCAGGTGGCGATATAGGCCCCGTGCTGGTAAATATACACCTCCGGGACATTGCCCTGCTCGTCGGGCAGATAATAGGCCTCGACGGTGTAGTCGTTCGGCGCGAGCCGTCCGATCAACTCCGGCGAGGGCAGCGCATAATCTTCGTAATGGACCCGGCAGTACTTGCTGCGCCGGATCGACGTGCGCACCTCCTCGCCGATGAAGCGGTAGAGCAGCGCCTTGTCCACGGGCGCGAGATCCGGATTCTGGTAGCGGCAGAGCACCTCCCAGCGCGTCAGCCCCGGGTAGAGCTTCTGGTTCGGATGCAATGCGTTATTGTATTCGTGGATGGCCCGGATGTCGTCGGCCACGAGCTGCTCGTAGGTATAGGTCGCCTCCTTGTAGGTGTTGTTGAACTCGTCATAGACCTTTTCCTCTTTCGGGCGGTTGGCTTCCAGGCGGGCGTACCAGCGGCCGATGCCGACCTGCGAGCGCTTCTCCACGCCGTACTTCTTCACCCGGTTGAAGTGCTCGGCCCGTTTCTCCTGCGAGTTACCGGGGTTGCACCACCGCACGAAGGGGAACACCACGCCCGCGCGGATCAGCCCGTCGGCGAAGTTGTTCACGAGGTGGTGTTCGACCTCCACCTCGGCCGGGCAGTTCCAGCCCTGGTGGTCGATCAGCCGGAACATGTTCCGCACGCAGTCGATGAACAGGTCGGCCGTTTTGAGGCGGTTGTAGGCGTAACCAACGACGCAGCCGCTCGCCACGTCGTAGGCATAATAGGCTTTGACACGGTTTCCGTCGGCCATCTTGCGCGGCAGGTCGCGGTCGTCGAGCGAAATCTTCGAGAACGCCCAGACCGGGGCCTTGCGCTTGTGGTGTGGACGGTAGCGGTTGTTGAAGTCCCACGCACTGTCGTGCAGTTTCGACCGTAGGGCGCGGTTCTTCGGGTTGTTCAGGTAATTGGCGACGGTCGTTTCGCTCAAAGCGATCGGCTCGCCCTCTTTGTCCGTGAACTCTTCCGGGTCGAATAGTTCCCCGGTTTCCGGGTCGTACACGTTCAGCTCGCCGCAGACGAACTGATTGTACATCTCGGCCACCGTCGTATTGAAGGGACGCTCCGGCAGGCTGTCCAGCGAAAGGATCAGCCGCTCGATCTTGTAGTTCACCTTACGGGAGTTCTGATTTTGGAACCGACCGGAAATAAGGCAGGCATATCCTTCCCGTTTGAACTGGGCGACCTTCTTGCGAAAACGGAGCATGCTTTCGGGCAGCGTGTGGCCGAACTCCCGTTTGAAATAGGTAATGGTTTCGGCCATTGAGTCCCATCCGATACGGCCGACACGTCGCAGGGCATTGGCCGACGCCATCAGCCGCAGCACCGCCTTGATTACGGAAGCGTTTACCGTGTATTCGTTGATCTTCTCCGCCGGAAGGGCCGAACCGTTATCGAATCGGAAGGCCGAGAAGTAACTCCGCGCCTCGGCATCGGGCGTGTAGTTCGCCCGAAGCCACTCCTGCAACGGCATCGTCGAAATGTCCGGTTTGCGTTCCCGAACGGCCGAACGGTATTTTCCCGGCAGGCTGTCGAAGACGATCAAAGCCTGTCGTCCGTTACCTCCTCTGCGAGCCCGGCTGATTTTGCCCCGCCGAACCATCTGTTTGTAGTTCGACTCCGACATGACCTCCAGAAGCTCCGGCTGCGTAATACAAAGTATGTTGTTGAAATACTCCATTTGTCGTTTTCTGTGCTCCCGTGGCCGGATTCGAACCGACAACCTTCGATACTTGACCGGGTCCGGCCATTTCTCGATGCTCTGTCCATTGAGCTACACGGGAGATTATTCCATGTTATTTTCTTGTCTTAAAAACCGCCATGACCGCAAAGGTGCTGCCTGCGAAGTTCGCCGTGATAACCAGTAGCGGCCATTGCTGTTGTTGTTCCACGTAACCGCAGATAACCATCAGCGAGAAACTCCACCACAGCCCGGCCAGCTTGCACCTCAGGGGCAGGATGATGAATCCACGGCCCAGCAATCGGATCATCCAATATTTCAAGAAACGTCGCATGACTGTCCGATTTATTGGATTGCCGCCCGCACTTTTGCCTCGGCATGTTTGGCCTTCGGCGTATAGGCTGGATGCGGATCGGCGAGTCTGTTGTAAATCAGTTGTAGGGAGTAGAGCATGTTGCCCCAAGTCGAAACGGTGAGATCGTCGAAGCTGGCGACCCTCTGCCCGTCGATGTGGATTGTCGTCCGGTTGCTTCCCAAATGGACGACGACCTCGATCCGGCGGCCGAACCGCTGGCGCATGCAGCCGTTTTCGAAAGTGGTATCCACGTCCGGCAGGTAACCTTTGGGAGCGGTTATTCCCAGATAAATCACGCCGCCACGCTGGAAGGCCGCTTTCCGCAGCATATTGTCGCGCGCGCTGTTTCCTTTGTACTTCAAAGCCCGGTCGAGGGTCGAGCGCGTGATTTTGAAGGTCTTGACCATCTCCATCCGGACTGATGTTGGTAATAAGATTTGTCGTGTCATGATTTATAATTCTATTTGTATCATATCGAGAATATTGCTGGTTACCATGCTATTAACAGCCAAAATTGCACTATTAATGTTGTTTTGTTTCATCCAGCGTTTTGCCAGGTTCGTGGCTGAAATTTTGCTTGATCCGTCAGGGATACAAACATTCAATTCATCATAATTGCTTGTTAGTAGCTGGAACCAATACCGTTTCATATCAATTTTTTTTTCGTAATTTTACCCCCGTGATACATTGTATCAACGCTGCAAATATATACATATTGCGAATATAAACCAAACAAAATGCGAAGTATTTTTAATCAATTCGCATAATATTTTTTGTCTATGGATAGAAAAAGAATGGTGTCATCTCTTGTTGAGTATTACACAAATGGCAATAAATCACAATTTGCCAAAATGTTAGGCATAACTCCGCAGACAATAAATACGTGGATTTCTCGCAATACTTTTAATGCCGAATTGATATATGCAAAATGCGAAGGCGTGTCAGCCAATTGGTTGCTGACAGGTTGCGGTAGTATGATAAATGAACAGGAAAGGGAGGTGAATGCAAGTTTGCAAGTGCAGGAAAAGTTCCCTCTCAAAACCGACAATCTGGTCGATCTCCAGCGCATTCCCCTTTACAATCTGGAGGCGACGGCCGGATTGGTTTCCTTGTTCAACGATGTCGATGCGATTCCGATCAGCTATATATCGTTGCCGGATCTGCCTGCATGCGATGGGGCTGTTTATGTGCGCGGGGATTCGATGTACCCATTACTCAAAAGCGGCGATATTGTCCTTTACAAGCAGGTACACGACATGCAGTACGGGATTTTCTGGGGTGAAATGTACCTTATATCGGCCAATGTCGATGGGGACGAGTTCGTGACGATAAAATACATCCATAAATCCGAACGGGAAAACTGTGTGAAGCTCGTCAGCCATAACCAACACCACGAGCCTAAAGATATTCCAATCTCGATGATCCGTGCCCTCGCATTGGTGAAAGCAAGCGTGCGTTATAATACGATTCGATAGGCCCTCGTGCAGCCCTATTGCACCCCGCAAAGAGGGTGCGCACACGCTCAAAGTAGGATAAAATAGACTAACTGAATAAATATCAATCGATTAAATAAAAATCAATCCCCAAATTATAGGGCAGTTTCCTGCCTTCTATTCGCCGATTTTCGGGGTTTAGCGCCGATTTTCGGGCGGTTTCCTATGTTTTGGAGGGGGTCAAAAACCGGGTTTTGTAACCCCAACTTTCCCAAAATGTAACCCCAACTTGTAACCCCTGATGTAACCCCAACTGAAAAATTGCCGATTTCCCGCATTGCAGGTATTACACAAGGAAAGGAGGGACGACGCCCCGTTTTAACGTCGTTCAACCGCTATTGAAATAGCCTTTGTAGAGCCAGAAAATGCCGTCAGACATACACGAGGCCGCGAATACAACGAAAGAGGGCGGAATCGCCTGATTCTGCCCTCTGAAATTATACCGACATTATAGCGGTTGCCGGATTTGGTCCGGTTTATTATACCGAAATTATATCAAATTATACGTTTCGTTTTGTGCGGCGCGTCCGGGGTTTGTTGCGTATCTCTTTGTCGTACAATATACTACTGCTGTTCTCTACCGATGCTTCTATATACGTTTCGTTCTCCCCCTCATAGCTGGTTTCACGACCTCCTTCCTCAATCATTTTTTTCTCTTTTCATACTGCTATCAACGGATTGTCGTACTTTTACACACAATCCCGGCAATATCGGGAAGAATCCCGGGCTCTCGCCGGACTGCCATTTGTCATATCTTTTGCCGGCATTGACTATTTATGTCTATATATGACTATAACTGACAAGGTATTCCCTCATACATTTACTCTTTTTTTCTTTGCGGCGTAGGACGACAATCCGCCACCGGGAACGTCCGCCTGACCAAACACCCGGTTATCACATGGAATTAATGTATAAATCAGAAGTTATGGTTATGGACAGCATTGAAAGGAACCCCCAAATCCGTATCATATCGACGGGAAGAAGATGCCGGATATACGTTGCTGCTAAAGGTTCATATTTGAACCGCATTTCCGGGGACCGGAAAGAGGTGGCGCCCACAAGGACTTTTCATCACCGGTCGGAAAGTAAAAAGGCGATAACGGAGAAACGGTAAAAAATATATTGAACTCCTTCTTCAAACAGCTCCGGAGGGGGAGTCGGAAACCACGACACCCAGCCGGAAGTGCCTTTGGAAAGTATTTTGAACTGTATTTCAATAATTTGAGTTTCTGACAGGAAGCTATTTAAAATGGAAAGAAAAATGGACTATAATAAGAAAACTGAATATGGTTAACGATAATTAGTATATTTATGCAGTTGTCGTGCATGGAAAGCTCGTCGGGGCTGACTGCTCAGCCCCTATTCTTATGGATTACGCAAGCGAATTTTGATAATTTCTCGAAAAAAAAGCATCCGCCCTAATTACAGCGAACATAATCGTAACTAATTTCGCTCTAACTGCATTCAGAACCGACATCTTATTTTTTCCCTCTTCGACCTTTCTGTCATAATATTTCTTCAATGGACTATTTTTCACTTGTGAAACAGATAGTGCCGCCATATGTAGCAAATGCTTGATGCTTTTGTCAGCCCTATTAGATACTCTATTTTTAGAACGTTGGCTACTTCCTGACACATAGACGAACGGAACAACTCCTGCATGACAGCAAAACTTCCTGGGATCAGTAAAAGAAGTGAAAGCATCTGTTTCCATGATCATCTTCAGTGCAACACGTTCCCCAACTCCATCCACAGACATGAGTAAATCCATTTGATGAGCAATGACAGGTGCTTGATTTATAAGTTCTTTTATTTCAAGGTCTATTTGTGCTATGTAATCCGTAAATGTATTGATAATCCCTTCAACTCTATTGCATTTAGCAATATATATTGAGTGTTCCATATAGTCTACCTGATCTTTTAGCTGGGATTGATATTTAGCCCTATCTGCAACAAGCATACTGCGTTCTGTTGATAAGTTTTTGAGTTTTTGTATTATAAGCTCTGATGCGGTATACGGTTGTAGGCAATCATTATATCTTTCTGCATACATTGCTATTCGGCAGGCATCTATTTTATCATTTTTGCCACGAGGTATTCCATGACAATATTTTATTTTAGCTGCATCTTCCAAACATAAGTAGACTCCTATACTTTTTGTTGCACAGACCAAAGGATAGGTATATTGCCCTGTATGTTCCGCACAGACAACCAAACTGTCCTCAGAGAGGAAAAATTTCTCAAACGTTCTTGTTAACCAAGATTTAATAGAGGATAGATCATTAGGAATAACATCATAAAGGATGTCCTTACCGTTACTCCTTAAACATAAATCCAATTTTTTCTTACTCACATCAACTCCTAAATAAAAAACTTTCATACTTTTGTTTTTGAACATTAAACAAAAAAGAAAGGACCTGAACTTGACCTAATAATCTTAAACAGGTTTACTGAAATTCTTATATGGGTTTGAGTTCAAGGAAGGAGCAAAAGGACCGAATAGGGACTTAGACTTGACTTCTATTGCCGCTGATGGTTTTCCTTTTGCTTTCCTTTCAATATCAATTCAAAGATAAATATTTTGATGCTGCAAATCTAAGGTTGCCGCATGGCGTTCCCTCCGCAGATGAGTATTTACGGTTTCTCGGACTTGAACCCATCGACATACGGTTTTCCTTGCGTGACCACAGCGAAGGCTTGCCTTATAAGTTTGTTGGCGACAGCAACGACCGCCACCTTGCCTGGCTTGCCGTTAGACCGCAAACGGTCGAAACAAGCCTTGCACTCGGCATTACACCTGAGTGACGAGAAAGCCGCCACATAGAGCTGGCTTCTGAGGTTTGAATCCCCGTTCTGGTTGATGTGACCTTTGACATTGACTGACGTACCGAACTGTTGGTAAATAGGTGACAGGCCCAGATAACGGGTCAGTTGCTTGGCATTATCAAAATAGGTGAACCCGCCTGTGGCCACGATAAGCGCGGCTGCCAGTGTAACACCGATGCCTTTGATGGAGGTGAGCAAGTCCATCTGTTTCCTGTACTCGCCTTACGCCAAGGAAGTGATATTCTCTTCCATTGCCTTGATTTGCTTCTCGAGGAAAGCAATCGTCTTTTCGATGGTTTTCTTGCATTCAGGGTCAAAAGAAGAAAGAACTCCATCGAGCCTTTAAGGTTGCGTGTTGCCACAAGTTGCTTCTTTAGCTGGCGTAGTACCGTTCGTTTCTGCTTCAGTACGAGGATTGAGTCACTGCGGAGCTTATAAGGATCCGGCTGCATCCTCTCCCCGTACAGGGCTATCAGACGGGCATCTATCTCGTCCGTCTTGGTGACGGAGAGCATGGCACGGGCGAAGTTCTTTATCTTCAGCGGATTCTCAAGGCTGACGGTTATCCCTGCTTCGGAAAGCAGATAGACGAGCAACGCACTGTAATTGCCTGTGGCTTCTAATACTCAATGGTGCTCTGCTACTGAAATGGTTTGGATGAACTCATGGACACCCTTAACCGTGGTTCTTGAATGTTTTTGTCCTGCCGGTCTTGGCGGACGAATAAGCGACAACAAAGGTCGCCTTGCTGACATCGATTCCAACGTAGGTCAT